TGCGGAGAATAATATACTCCTAATTTATTTGAATCTAGTGGAGCGGTATCAAATTGACTTCTTTCTGCTCTTGTTATAACATCTAATGTTCCAACCAAATCATTTGATTCTAATCTTATTTTATTATCATCAAATGTTCCTGCACCCAATGATATTCCATCATAATAATATGTTTCTTCGATTGAATCATATGGTGTATCATTAGTCCAACTTGCAAAAGAAGCAGATATTCCAGAAGGATTTGGTTCTATTCCAACCATACTACTTGTTAAAGTGTGATTTATTTTTTGTGTTAATGGTAACCTAAATACTAATTCATCATATGCATTTACATTTCCATCATATGCAGCAGGTGCTTTTGTGTGATTTATAAAAGCAGAATCTAATAAACTGCCGGTCCACAATCTTAATTCTTGTAATTCACCATTGAGTCGAGTTTCGGTTCCTGCGGTGCCCAAAGAAACTGTTCCTGTTGTTGGGAGACTCGCAGGAGCAGATGCAGAAACAGTAGCTACAATTTTGCCCCATTTTGATTTTTTTGCAACAATTTCCAAAAGACCCCCTGATGTTCCAGCCCCATAAGTCCCAGACCCATAACCTCCAGAACCATATACCATACCTATGCCGGAAACATAGCTTCCTGTACGTAATATAGTATTTACCCATTCTCCATCAAAACATTCTATTTCTGCAGATGCTATCCCATTAATATTAATTGTTCCTAAATTACCTCTAGAAAAATCAATAGTTACTTCGTTACTGCCAACACTATATAAATTCATGGTACTTGGCATAGTAGGATTAGTTATTATGTTATCTGTGCGGAATCTTAATTCTATACTATCAATTGGCTGATCATAATTAACAGTCACTGTTCCTGCAGGATTTGATATCAAATCTAATGCATAATCAAAATTAAGTTTTTCATATAACGGAGCTCTGTCTAATCTAGGACCGCCATATTCTTTAATGGTTAAGAATGACTGTGGTACTCCATAACAAGCTAATAACGATTGTATACTCCTTTTTGTCCCTTTAGTTTTTAATATCCCAGGAAGATTATTAACTATTCTTCTCCATATATTATATGTTATATCTCGTGCGGGAACAGAAGGATCTCCTATAGAATTAGATCCCGTTAACGGTATTCCTGCTTCATCAGTGCCTAATATATATTCCCACAAATTTTTATTCTGGTTTCCATTTGTTAAATTCCAACCAAATTGTTTCGCAACAGAATATAACAATTCATTTGGAATTCCGAAATTAGGATGTTCATCTCGGCTATTAATTCTCCACATATTATTAACATATGTATAAAGTATATCATAATGTTGACCTAACATGTTAACAAATGTTACTAAATTTTGATTTTTTTGATCTAATTTAATATAAAAAGGAATTCCATTAATTAACGAATTATTATTTTTTGAATCATATGCAGACGCACTTGAATATAATCCTGAATACCAAGTATCGAATTGACTACTACTAACAGGATACAATGTATATGGATAAGTAGAATTTGATTTTGGCAATGGTGTTATATAATTACCTGTTATACTAGGTACGTTTGCATCCAATAAAGGAATTTCGTGTGTAAACAATCCTGATGATGATTTATAATACAAAAATTGTTCAAATTTATCAAAATTGCCAATTAAGTCTGTACGTTTTGTGTTTAAATCACTAATATTCGTAGTAACAACACTCCCAGATAGCGACTGTATTGATACTGATTGTGAATTATATAATTCTAATAATTGTAATTTATATTTAAAATTTGATAATCTACTAGTAGCAGAACTATAAAATACAAAATTATTAAAATCTGTATAATCAATATTTAAATCAATTCCAGTTAGCGAACCTGAAAATTGTGCGTCTACAATTTCTTGGGCAGTGTTTACTGATGATCCTAATAAGTCAGTCCATGTCTTTAATCCTGTTGGGGTAGATGTATTATAATTGGCAGTAGCTTGCCAATTAACTCCTTCTAATTGATTGTATATATTATCTATATCAGCCGGAGTAATTGATACTTTATCAACATATGGAGCTTTAAGCTCATTAACAACCCAACAACTAAAATTTTCTTGTATAGATGAATCCAATGGTTCATATAATTTAACATATAGATATGAACCAATAACAACGCTATTAACAAACATTGCTGTTTTGTTTCTACTAAAATTTAATAAGTATGTGTCAAATGACTGATCATTTATCTTTGTTTGATTAACATACTTTATCCAATTATTAATATCTGCTTGCCAATCTGTTGATGTTGTATCTAATGCACGCAATCGTATTTCTGTACGATCCGGAGATATTTCATCTACTATTAAACTTGGATTTTGATAATTGCCGATTTGGTTTTTAAAAAAGTTTAATACAAACCGAAAATTTCCCGCTGTTAAATTTAACCCGGAAAATTCATTATATAAATCAATTGATAATGGCGTACCATTAAATATTATTTCATTATTATTATCATCGTATATTGTATTAGTAAATTGATTTGTAGTCGCAAAATGATTTCCAGTTATCCAAACATCTCCGGAGTATATATGTAATTCAACCCTAGATTGTGGAGATGCGTTAATTGATTCAAATGTATATTTATATAATTTGCTTATAAAGAGATCGGAATCAACAGCAGAAAACCTATTTGCCGCAATTGCTTCATTTGTTTGTAATATAATATCGGTATTTGAATATTTATCTAACATCAGTCAATCACTTCATTAATTTCATTTATTACTTGTTGTTCAATTATTGAGGTACTTGGAAGGATGGGGTTAGGTTGACCTCCGGCTGCTCCTGCAGCCGGAAGGGGTATTTGCCCCCAGAGATTCACATTTTTAGCTGCATCAGATACTACAAAAAATGACTGTACAGCGTAATATTCATTTTTTCCTGCTGTTTCATATTTAACGCCTATATTAAAAAGGTCTCCAATTTCAAATTGATCATTTGGTATAATAGTATCTAGATTTGCATATACAACACCATCTAAATCGTAAAGTAGATCCCAATCATCATTGGAACGAATATTCGAATGTCCTTGAGGTTTACCAAGACCACCTCTAGCATTTACAATACCAAATTCTCTAAATTTACGACTTTCATATGAAACAGGCAAATTCGGACCTTGTTTTATAATAGAAAAAGATATTTGATCTCTCCATAAGCCTTCTCTCACACGATGTGCTATTTGCACTCTAAATCGAAGATCGATCCCTGAATTTTTAACATCTTGTGTTATTTGATATGCATTTTTAGCCCACCCAACAGATGGCCTTGGAGTACCCACTATGGTATTATCCATATATATTCCTTTAAATTCCCATGAAGATGCGCCATCTAACACATGATCCTCTAATGGAGCATATCTAGCAAAAGCAGGATCTAGAATCGGCTCAGCCGTAAATTCTATATCAGAAGCACCGGTAGTTGTAGTTCTGGCCGGAAATTTAAAATATTTAAATTGTGTATCGATTGCGTCGACTATAGATTTATTTCTGTAATTTTTTTTAACCGACTCAAATATTAATGGATTATTGTTTTGTGAGTCTTCTTGTAATATTATATTTCCATTTTCATCCCTGGTATTAACAGCAGGTAAGTTAGATTTATATAATATTCCATTCGAATCATATTCATTAAACATTAATATTTCTGCCTGAGAAGGTACTGGCGGTAATGGCGGATCTGGTGGCACAAGCGGGATACCAAAATAGTCATTTAAATGCGGATCAACACCAGACTCAACCCATCCACTTACACCTCCCGTGCTATCATCCCCTACATTATTATATATTGCATTTCCACTTGCTATTTGTCCGGCAATATACTGCAAAAGCCAGTCCTCACTACCCGGTGGAAACCACAGCCAGATCCACGTAGTACCAGATCCATCCTCATACGTGCTACCTAAATCTCCACCGGTGTGTGTTGGTATCATATTACTTACCTAACTACTTTAAAATAGAAATCATCTTCTATATATTCTTCTACAAAGCCATCTGTGACTTTAAACTCTAAACGATAATAACGTTCCGGCATTAATCCGGTCATGTCCATATAAACAAAATTACTTGTACTATCGCAACTCACTTTAGTATAAATATTATCAAATGGAATTATCGTTTCGTCTGTAGCCGCATCTTTCAATGTATATAAAGTATTGCTAGGCAAATATTTTACGGTTGTCATTGGAAATAAATTAGTTGGTGATTTTTGAGGGTATTTATCACGAGCATAAATTCTAAGTTTAGTTACCGCTGAATCCTTATATTCTTTTTTAAGTTTCGTATATACTGTATATGAATCTAAATCCATTGCAGCCAAAGATCCTGTAGCAAAACTAGATTTATCAAAATACATTGTTAATTTAGGAACATATACAGTGTGGGTTTCTCTACTAAAGAATCTTACATATCCAGCTTTTGAAACATCTGCCTCATCAGCATCAGAAAATTGTAATAAAAAGCCATAATTTGGAATAGTAAATCCTCCCGAACCACTTATCCATGTTTTCACTGCTCCAGTAACATCAATATTTAAATCAGTAGGTCTATAACTAAAATCTTCGGATAAATCTAATCCTGGTTGTGTATAAAATGATTGTGAATAAAATGTTAAACTACCATTATATATTCCAGACCCAGATTGATATAGCCAACTGCCACCTTCTCCTGATCCACTTATATAAATGCTACTTGCATTTCGAAAATCAACATCAACTAAAGTAAATGTCATATCAGTTCCACCAGATATGGTAGCACCTAATGATTGTGACGCAAATACAACAGTATCTGATACATTAAAAGACCCAGTTGCTGCAACTATTGTAGCAGATCCAAAACTAGATGTAGATGTTAATGTTATAGAAGCAGTAACATTAGTATTCGAAGAACTAACAATATAAGTTCCTGCAGTACTGCCTGTAATATTAAATGCACTAACATTTGTTAATTTTGTTAAACTACCTCCTCCAGACGGCACTTGTATTTCTTGGCTACCTGATGTCCAATAAATAGATCCCGATTTTGGATTGTCCCATGTTACGCCATTATCAACTGCAGTTGTTAAACTTACTTGGCCTGTACCATTAGTCCAGTCATCTCCGACTAATTTAGCATCAATTGTATAATCTGCAGGTAAATTTTTTGCATGGGTCGTATATAATTGTAACATGAATTTACAATCAGTTAAGTTTACATTATATTTTGTTAATGCACTTGAAACATCGTTCATATCAAATTTAATAACAGATCTAGACTTTAAATAACTACTGCCAGCAGTTGATAGTCGCTTTCCAACTTCTAATATCTCATCTAATCCAGTATTGGCTGTTGGATTAGATTCATATAATGTTGCATCTGATTGTGGATATATTATTTTAAACATTATTTTCTTCTCAATATTATTTTAATTAACTTGTAGCTACATCTGCCACATTACATTTACAAAATGCGTTTAAGTACCAATTTACTCCATCTGAAATTACATTAAATCGATCACCTATGTTAGTTTCGCCCGCTTCAACTGTAAATGTATTGCCACCATTTAATATTTCGGGTTCGTTAGAGCAATAAGCCATCCCTTGCAAGGTATCTTCTCCAGGAGATTTCAGAGAAAAGTTAGCTCCTCCGCCATTGCCTACCTTAACTACAAAAGTATATTCTAATCCTTCTGTCTGCGCTGGTAATGTAAAGTCAACGTCTGCAGCATCCTCATTTTCTAGATCTAGCGTTATCAGTGTATTAGGAGGATAATTAGCTTCTGTCATAGTAATAGTTCTTTCACCGGCAGCATTACTTATTGTTTCTAAATTCTTACGCAAGTCTAAAGTCCCACTTCCGCTTATATTACCCGACGAATCTACATTAAAATTATC